GGCGCCGATTTCTTCCCAGCACTTGTCGACGATGGCCTGAGCGGCGGTCTTCGCGTAAGCGTTGATGAGGTACTGCATGCCGAACTCCTGGATGTCCAGGGGGCTGAACTCGTCGACGTACTTGAAATGTTTCAAGGTGACCGAGGAGTTGCTCATCGTGGCTCCGTCGACATCCGCGAGGGTGTTGGAGGCCTTATTGAACTCCGATGCAACGCCGCTGCCCATGATCGGCACGAAAACGGTTTTGCCCGCGCGGCCGACGGAGGCCGAGAGGTTGACGGAGATGTTGTTGAGGATGGGGAGCTTGCCGGCGACAGTCTGGACGATGTAGTCAGACAGGATAGCCGGAGCGGTAGGGAGGACGGTAGCCATAGTAGTGTGTTAGGGAGTGAGGGTTAGAGGGAAATGAGAGCGGCCTTGTGCGCGTTGAAGAACGCGATGCGGGCCTGACCAGCAGGGAGAGCGAGATAAGCGGCCTTGATGTCGGCGTTGCTCATCTTCACCGGGGAGTCGCCCTTCGGAAGTTCGACAGGCTCGGTGCCGAAGGAGGCGACGATCTTCGCGGCTTCCTTCGAGGCGGTGGCCTTGGAGCCTTCGAGCTCGGCAACCTTGGCCTTCAGCTCGGAGGCTTCCTTGGCGGAGGCTTCGAGGGCGGCGGTCAGTTCGGCGACCTTGGAGGACGATGCGGCGGCTTCCACCTTGAGGGACTCAAGTTCGGCAGAGGTGCCGACGGTCATCTTCTCGACGGTGGTGCGGAGGTCGTCGCGTTCAGCGGTAAGGCCCGCAAGCGAGGCGGCGGCCTGGACGAGTTGCTCTTCGATGGTCATGCTAGTCCTGCGGAAATTGGCAACCTTGGCCGAGGGGACGACGGCCTCTTCGACCTCGTCTTCGACTTCCTCTTCGGACTCTTCGACGACTTCAGGGACATCCTCGGGGGCCATGACTTCGACGCCCAGGGCGGCCACGGCCTCGCGGCTGTCGGCCCGGTTGTCGATGAACAGGTCGACGCGCTCGCCCTTGTCCAGGCGTTCCTTGATGATGCGGGCCTTGAAGGCCGGAGCCTCTTCGGAGCCGTCATTCATAATCAGCTCCTGATACTCGAGGCCAGTGGCGGCGAGGTCGGCCACGGTCTTCTCGCGGTCGGACTCCGGGCGGTTGGTCAGGACGACGACCTCTTCGGCGGTCTCGTCGATGTAGTCGATGACGCGCTCGACGGGCTGGCCGTCTTTCAGGATCGTGTCGTCGATGTCGGTGAAGATGCGGGGCATAGGTTTAGAAAGATGCGAGGGCCTTGGAGAAGGAGTCGGCGAGGCCAGTAACTAGGCCCTGGGCGGCGGCTTGCTTACCGGAGAAGACCTGACCGCGAAGGGCGGAGTCGGCGACCATCTTGCGCTTGGCACGGATGGCGGCCTTGAAGTCTTCATGAATGCCGTCGACCGAAGCCTGGAGGTCGGCCATCTGCTCGTCGGAGAGGGACGTGCCCTCGATGCCGGCGCCCTTGAGCGGGGAGCCGGACGACTTGATGACGACCATGCGCACGCCCTGGGACTCGTAGAGCTTGGACATGTCAGGGATGGCCATGTAGACGCCCACGCTGCCGACGGTGGCCGAGGGGGAGGCGACGACGCGGTCGGCCTGAGAGCCAAGCCAGTAAGCAGCCGAAGCCATCTCGGAGTCGGTATAGGCCATGGTCGGCTTGCCCACGTCGCGGATCTTGTTGGCGAGCTCTTCGACGCCGGTGACCGTGCCGCCAGGGGACGAGATATTGAAGGCAATCTTCTCGACCGCAGGGTCGGCAGCCATCGCGTCGAGCGTGGCCGAGATTTCATTGACGTCCGTCACGCCCATCATGCGCTCGAGAGGGCTGACGCCCTTGGAGATCAGGCCGACGATAGGGATTACGCCCACGCCGTTCTGGATATACGGGGCAGGGGCCACGCCGAAAATCTGGGCGAGCATGTCGGAGAAGCCGAACTTCTCGGCCATGACCGCGAAGTCTTGGGCCTTGGACGGGTCGATGAGCATCGGCTCACGGCCCTTAAGAGCATGGGATAGGAAGCGGGTCATTTCTTTTCGTTAAGGTTGGTTCCGGGGAGCGGTTCAGCCTGGTCGACTTGGGCGACCGTGCCGAGCGGGGTGTTCGTCGGGCGGAAGAGCAGCTCGAACGGGATGCCGTACTGCTTCGCAAGGTTCTGAATATGCGCCATGTCGGCGGCTCGCTTCTCCATCTCGGAGCGGAAGTCGAGGCCGCGCTGGCCGTAGAGCTCAGACATGGACATGAGACCCATCTCGATGTCGGCCCGGTCATTCGCTGCCTCGCGGCCAGCGTCAACGGTGACGGACTTAGGGGTAGTCCAGGAGGCGTCAAACCAGCGGGGGTCGTCAGGGATTTCTCCCCGGGCGATGCCGTCGGCGATGATATACTCCCAAGTCGGCTGGCAGAATGATTCGATGATCATGTTCTGATACTTGCCGAAGACGCGGGCTGCCTTGGCCGTCACGAGTCGGACTCCAGCTCCGCCGGCGGCGGTGACGTCCTTGACGAACTCGTAAGGGAGAACGGAGCAAATGTCTTTCTCCAGAGCGGATAGGAAGCCGACGAAGGTCGAGTTCGGGCGCTTGCTCTCGAAGGACTCGAAAGAGTCGGAGGATTCGAGCACGATGGCTTTGCCGCCCATCTGGCTTGCGATGATTTCGGCGTTGTTATGGTTCGAGGAGATCTCGGAAGCCGCGTCATCGTCGAGGAAGCCTGAGCCTTTCTTGATTACGCGGGTCACGTCGCCGTTGTCCTTCACGGCCCGACGCTCGAGCTCGAGGATTTCCTTCACGTCCTGGATGGCGTTCAGGCTAGACTGGAGCACGGGGACGCCGCGGGAGCCCGAGGCCGTCTCGATGTCCATGACGTGCATGACGGACTGAGCCTCGACCTTGCGGGAGGAGCCGTCGGCTTGGTAGACGTAATAGCAGTTGGGTTCGTTATACTTGCCGAAGCCGATGCCGTCCCAGCAATCCGCAGGGGTGTCGCCGTCGGCAGGGTCTCCCACGCGGTGGGCCTCGACGGTCTGGATCTGGGCACGGTCGCCGTTGACGACCTTAAGCACGAAGGCATCGCCGTCGCGGAATGCCGCACGCATCAGCACGCCCTGGCACTGGTAAAAGGATTTGCCGGAGACGTCGATGCGCTTGGACTCGCGGGCGAAGTACTCCTCGTGCAGTCGGGCGACCTCGGGGTCGGCGGCATGGGACTGCGGACGGATGCCGTCGCCGACGACGTAGATGCAAACGTCGTTCAGGATCTGACGGAAGAGCGGGGACTCGCGTTCGGCCCATCGGCACTTCTTGACCATCTCGTTGCGATCCCAGGGCGAGAGGTCGCGGCGCATGTCGTCCGGCTGCGGAGCGTAGATGACGCGGCGAGCATAGGTCTGGACGGTTGAGCCCCACTGGTTCCCGCTGTACTGATTGTTGAACGTGGCCCCACTCGACGCGGCTTGCGGCGCGGTCGACGGTTTCTTCCTCGCGGAAGGCTTGGCGGGCTTCGTGACTTTCTTGCGGGGGGGCATAGATTATTCGTAACGGTTATCCCATCGGGTGTAAACCATCGTCGAGCGGCGACCATACTTGCCAGGGTCGAGGCGTGATAGGCCGAACATCGCCTCGTTCAAGACCTCCTTCGGCGTCATGCCTGGGAAGGCTTTGGTCGCGGAAGAGCCGGAGTCACTGTAACTGATGAGGGTCTTCCCGTCCATAATGAGCTGAAGAGCCTTCGCCTTGAGGTCTAGCAATTCGCATTCCGTCAGGCCGATGAAGATTCCTTGTGCCATTTAATCCTGCGGTAATTGGCAACGAAGGGGGCGGCGACGCCCATATCCACGCCACGAGCTCTTCTTCCCGCAACTATCGGCGCCGCCGCTTAGGGAAAGTGTCCCCGGGTTCATGCGGAAGGCAAGTCGGTTTCGGTTGTTTCCTTCCCGACGATGCCCCAACGGACGGCCGCCAGGAGGCCGAGCAGTTCGCAGTCGAAAGCGTGGTTATCCTTCTTGCCCTGAGGCAGGAGCCACTGCGGCTTCCCCGTGCGCCTGTCCTTCACGCGGACTTCGGCATTCATCTGGTCGACGTAGTCTTGGCCAGCGTCTAGGGAATAGGTGAATACTTTCCGAGAGCGTAGGCCGTGAAGGAGGTCTTTGCCGGCGAGATTAGACCACACGATCAGGACGGCCCTAGCCTGAAGACCGGGCACCATGATGGCCTGTTTATCGGAGTAGAAGCGGCGGGTGGTCTTACCGTCCTTAGTCGTGACCGAGAAGTCTTCGTTGCCCGACCCCTTCGCACACTTCCAGCCACGGGACGCGGTCTGCCGATAGACGTCCGTAGCCTGGTCGCCGGAGTCGACCATGACCATGGCCTGATGCACGCCGTGCTTTTTAACGAAGGCCTCGAGGTCGTTCCATGTGTCAATCTTTGCGAAGGCCTTGAGGCGGCTGTGCCCGGTGCGACTCCACCGGCGGATGGCACAATAAAAGAAACCTCGCTGCACGTCGATGCCGGCCGTGCGGAAAGGGAACGAGCCTTCGGGCGCTCCCTCGCGGTCGACGACCCTGCCCTTCGGCGTGATGACTGACTCCCCTTCCCAGTCGTCGGCCATGTTGTAGTTCGCGGCCTGGGCGATGTTCACGATCTCGCCGCCCTCCTCGGCCCAAGGCATAGCGAGCCTCTTCATCTTGAACTGCATCCTCCCTTGTTCACTGCCGTAGACGTCGTACTCTTCCTTACTCTTTAGCATCATTACGGCCAGCTCGCCCCAGCTCATGGAGGCAAGGCTGTTCCAATGTAGGCCGATGTGCCCGGAGTTGGCCGACGATGCCGTGGCCACAAACGCACCACGCCGATTAGCCTCAAGTCGCGTTGCATTATTGTCGGGCAATCGCTCCTGGCATGAGGCGCACTCGTACGTCGTGCCGGTGCTGACCTTCTGCAAATCCCAAGAGCCGGTTAATTTGGCGTCGTCGGGAAAGCGAATTTGCTCCCATAGGTAGGGCTGGAGCGTGTCGCATTTGGGGCAACGGAAGTTCCAGTCGCGTTGATCGGTGGACTCGTGCAGCTGATGGAACTCCTGCCCAGCCCGTCCGCCCTGGGACATGAAGATGCGTTTGCCCATCCAGCCGAAGGCGGTGACGCGTGCGCTCAGTTCGGCAAGGTGCCCGGGCGGTGCCATCCAGCATTCGTCTGCAATTGTATATCGAAGCGATAGGCGCTGAAGGTTCGCCTCGTTCCACAGGCCGCGACAGTAGAGCGTCATGCGGTCGAAGTCCGTCGTCGTCGAGCGATCCATGTCGTCGACCGAGATGCGGGCCTTCACCGGCGGGCAGTTGTTCCAGACTGGCCGCATGTAGCGAAGGGCGAAGTCCTTTGATTCGGCATCCGTGCTTTGAAAAACACAGGTAGGGCCGGGAGCGTTGGCGATGATGTGGCAAGTAAACAGGCGGGCGAAGAGGGACTTGCCGGACTGGATGCTCGCGAGCACGGTGAGCATCCGCGTCTCGGGGTCGGCGGCGATGCGCAAGGCCTCGGCGATCCACGGCGTGCGCTCGGAGCGGAACGGCCCAGGCATCGGCGAGTCGGGGATGGCGAGCACGTTCTCCTCCAGCCACTCGACCACGTCGCCGGAGTCGGACGGCTTGAGCACGTCACGGCCTACGCGGAGGAGGTCAGTCTTGTTCATCGTTCGCGGAGAGGTCGGCCTTCGTCTTGCGTACCCAAGTCTCGAGCGCCTTCACGGCCTTCGCCGGGTTCTCGGGGTTGCACCCTTCGGCCACGTCGAGGGCCAGCTTGTCGAGGCGGTTGACGACTTCGCCCATCAGTTGACGCATGGCCTCCGTCGCTTCCTTCGCGGCGATGTAGTCCTTAGCCAGGATGAGCCGACGCTCCTGCTCTTCCTCGAGGGCGACGAGGGTCTTGAGGCTCTGGTTGTATGCGGTCTGGTACTTGCCCTGGTTAGGATCTCCGCCCTCCATCGACGCAAGCCACACGCCGCGGGCCCGACCGACGAGCGCCCGGTGCTCCGCGATCGTGTCGGAGAGCGTGCCGTCGTCGAGCTGCGCCGGCGCGGCCTTCGGCGCCTTCGCCTTGCGCTGCTCATCGCGTTGAGCCCGCCATGCCAGGGCGGCTTCGATGCTGTCGGTGGGAAGGCCTTCGCGTTTGAGCACGCTCACGCGCTGCGGCGTGATGTTCAAGGCCGTGCCGATCTCGAGGTTGCTGAGTTTACGCGTCATGGCCGAGTGCTGGAGTTCCCCCGTTTGCTGTTTTGGTCAAAACCTTCGTTTCCCCTCGTAAAAAAGAGGGGCAGGTGTCGTCCAA